TTCTTGACAACAATTATACTACTCTAATTGTCTAGGATCTTTAAATATAGCTATTATTGATATAGATTTCAATAATGGAGCATTAAATATAAACCCATCGTACATACCATTAGCATTTGGAGTAGTGTCTATATATACCATCGGTTTATTTCTACCTCTTTTTCTATATTTCTAGTAAAATGTAAATGCAAAAATTTCTCCGCTATATACAGTAAATGGTAATTGTTTATCCGTAGATCCGATATATTTTATAGCTTCTGAACCTAATGTAGTCATAATTTGTGGAATTTCAAAATGCGCCACTGGCTCGGAATCGCACATTTTAGTACATCTACACTAATCCAAGTTTTTACAATCTACAGGAACACAATTGATAGATAGATATAATTCCTATAAGTTCAACTATCCAGCTTGATCTAGCTGTTTTATTATAGCCTACCTTTTATCAACTATATCATCCTCCAATTGCTCCATAGACATACTCATATTATGATGTAATCCACGTAATCCGGAAACTACATCATTCTTAATTGCTGAGGCTAGTTTTGAAAATATTTGTCCCATAAGCAAAATAAAAAAGGCGAAGGCGTAATCGCCTCCGCCTAATTGATTAGTTATTCAAATTAATCACCATCTTCTGGAAGTGCGTCAGTATCAGCATTTGCATCAGCCTAAACCGGAGTTACAGGAACCTCTGTAGGAATATCTACAGTAGTTGCATCTATAGCAGATGCGCCCTCTTTAATAGCTCCATCCTCAAGATTTTCAAGTGCAGAAACTACGGCAATCTTAGTAGTGCCTGAACCCTTTCCTGCAAACAATGCTGTAAATGCTGTAGCAAGATCGCCCAATGCTGGAGTCTCTTCTGCACCGTTCTTATTAGACTTGATATAGAAAACATGCTCAGTCAAAGAGGTAGTAATCTCGCCAACTGCATCACCGCCCATAATACCACGATTTACACAGTAGTAGATAATTACTTGGTCATACAAAGCACCTGGAATTGGATAGTCATCAGGAACAATCTTAGTCCAACGAGTATTAGCTGCAGTTGGGAGTCTAAGATCCTTCTGAGCCTGACGATATGTGCCAAAGCCTTCCTCATTAGCAACATATGTACCTGTAGTCAACAGATCAGCTACAGTCTCAAAACCTGAAACAGCGCAATCATCACCACAAGCATCAGTATACTTCTGAAGATTAGCAGTTGTAAGCATCTGATATTCATCAGTGCCGGCGATAGTTAATTTAGTACCTGTGCCAGTTACTTCCAATAGTTCATTCTCGTAAACCATTGTAATGTACTTTTTAGCAATCTCCTGAATACCCTCTGCAATAGGTTTCCCATTTACAGTAAGGTTTTGAGCAGTTCCCTTAACCTCAAATTCTACATAAAAAGGCTTGCCCTTAAATACAAAATCATTGCTATAATAAGAATTTGCAGAACCGTTTGCTAAACGAACATAAAGCTCAAGACGATATACGCCCGCCTCTGTAATACTGCCAGCTAAATCAGCAGTTAATTTAAATGGAGCAGCTGCTTTAGCAATACGAGAATATACAGCTTTTACATTATCGTACTTAAAATCTGCTACCTTCTTTACTCGAACTCCAAGTTCGGTTTCTCCAGCCTTAAGCTGCTTGAACTGATCTGCACTGTTAATGTAAGTGTTTGCGATAAATTTAAACATAATTATAAAAATTTAAAAATGATATTTAGGATAATATCTAACCCACCCGTTATGAAGCTGGCTAAGGAACGGATGTAGAAACTGCTACGGCTGTATTAAGTCGTGAGTTACTTGTATTCTCTAAAATTAATTTTACCAGTTCATTGATGATCTCATAACAAACCCAGTCAGGAAATTCCATCATCTGTGATGTATCCTAAACAAGGTCTAATTCGTCCTAAGTAAGTTGAATATACTAAGGAGCTCTTAAATAATCTACATAAATACTATCTAACTAATATGGCTATACTCCCTAACCAAATCGTATTTCAATACGCACATTGGTAGGGTTTCCATAGCGAACTTGAGATATTCTATTTACAGCATCTAATTCCTGTATCTAGCCATCTTTTACTATTTTAATAGTTCTAGGAATGCCTTTAGTAGTATCAGATTTGGCGGGAGTAGTCTCAGTCTATAAGGTTATTCCCGAAGCATCCAAATCAGTACCTCTACCATTTTCCTATACAGGGTTAGTTGGTCCATAAATCTATGTAGAAGGGGCATTAGAGAGCCCATTTTGGCCCTCTTCTACTCCTGTGTTTATATTATGTATATAATAATAAGGCCTCTTATAAGTAGGCTTAAAATAATAGTTATTAATTATTTCTGGAACAATATCAGATACTAATCGTGTTGCACCATATTGTACATGGCGTTCTGGATTAGTACATACAGCTTCCTAGGTAGGCGCAAAATCACATACACAATTTAATAAATGTAGATAGTCCTGAGGAAGATCAAACTGATATATAGGACCGTAAAATAGATCCCTACCAGAGGCTTCTTTAACTTCTGCCACCTATAATTTTGCAGTAGTTTTTAATACCCTCAAACTATCTGTAGTCTGCTGATTCTGGTCATATACTCCATACTACTTATTTACATACTATTGAATAGCTTTATTCGCCAAATAATTATAGTCTTCCAATAATAAAGTTGGAGCATTTACCTTATTTAATTCAATCAGTACACCTTCATAAAGTTGTCTTGAGGTCATAAATTATTATTATTTAGTCTCCTCATCCTTATCTTGAAGAACTTCTTTCTCCTTATTCTTTTTAGTTACTGGTTTTGGATCCTCGTCTTCATAGTAATCAGGATAAGTATCCTTACGAATCAATTCGAGCAATTTAGCGTTCTTAGGTTGCTTCATCCAAGTAATTGCTGCATCATCAGTAGCTCCTAAAACAATATTATCCGCATACATATAAAGTTTATTCTTTACATATACAACTTTCTTATCTCTAGCATCTACAAGCAACAGTCTAAGGTTGGTATCGGTGCCAGTATAAAGTTCGATAATTTTACTAGGATCCTTTTCAGCAACAGAAAGCAGGTAATCCTCAACATCAGCCATAGGCATGTTAGTCATACGTTTGCCAAGTAATTTAGCTTTAGTAAGAAGACCTTCCGAACCTTGAGGATCGTTCAAAATAAATTGCGAAGCTTCCAAAATAAGTTTCTTTTTAGAAACTCTCTTCTGTGTCTCTACTCCAGGTCTATCAATATAAAGTTCTGCTACTCCATAACGAGGTTTTCTTGCAGACCAATCCATAGTGCCGTCTATAAGTAGGTTTCCATTCTTATCTTTGGCATATCTATCTGGAGCAATTAACTGACAGTTTTTAATAGCTTCCCATTCTGCTCTTTGATATTCATCTGACAGATCAAAAGATGTACCATCCTCAATTGTAAAAGTATGGTTTTCAGGAATAAAATACTTTCCACTATTTCTCTCTGCATCTGTCATAATCATATCTCCAGCAGCATTTACTCTCTTTACGCAATCTGGTAATCTACCAGTTTGAGGATCTCTACATGGCTGAATGAGATATTTCATTCCAACTTTTCCATAAACACTTCTAAGGACTATTACATCCTAAGTAAAATCACTAATTGTACTCATATTAATTCAATAAACATAAAATATAAAATTGGTGGGAGGTCTGCCCTCCCACCAGTATCTTTAGCATAAGATTCTTATCAAATCTCTCGTAATATAAAGCTTCTGTAAGGATTGAATACTCCTACACCTGAGTAACCCCAGTTGATAATCTTCGAAGCTGCAACAGGTGAAGAAACAACACCTGAGCTCAAACCATCGAGACCACCTACACCTGGATACTTATTAGTGATGAAGTCACCACCCTTCAATGTAAACATCTGAATAGGTGGCTCTGCAGAAGTTGCATCTGCAGTCAGATCCAGACAGAGGCAATATGCCTTGTCAAAGCCATACTCTCTAGAGAATGTTCTATCAACCTTGAAAGAAACCTGATTTCCAGCGAACTCATAAGTCTGGAATGTAGCACCTACATTCACATAACCATTAGCCTGCTTTGAATACAGATATGTACCCTCAGTCTTGAACTTAGCCAGATAATCTCCAAGAGTTGTCTGTACCAAATTCCACATTCTCTCGTTAACGATGAAGACGTACTTATTACCTGTAGGCTGCTCTGCTTTCTCATTCAGCATTGCAAGAGCTGTGTTGAATACATCAACAGTCAACTTAGCAAATGCATACTTAGAAGCAAAACGCTCTACCTGTGGTATGATACCATCGCCTATATAAATAGGACGGCCAGTATCAGGATCAGAGATTGTAGGCTTGCCGTTAACATCAACATTACACTTGTTGAAGAGGAGACCGTTGTTACGTACATACAAGAAGTTGTCAAGAAGAACTTTCTCCTTCTTATCCATCTTGTAGATAGTCTCAGTCAAATCACCTTGATTCTTGCCTTGAGCAATACTAATGAAAGTGTTCTCATGTGCACCATAAAGTGCTGAATAAGAATCATCAACACGGTGAGTTGTGATATAGTTACGATGTTTCTCAATATTGCTCTGATATTTTACGTAGCCTTCCTCGTGCATTTCAGGGTGTGCATTAGACTGGAATCTTGTAGTATCACCAATCTGGCAACCTGAAAGATCGAGTACAGACTTGTAATCATTGTCGATAAGACGAACTTGAACCTCCCACCAATTGTCTGCTTTTCTAACAGGGCGGCTCACAACCATACATTGCTGCATTGTCTTATCAATCTTAAAGATATCATACTTCTCGTAGTATCTCTCTTTGAAGGCCATTGTTATCTCAGTACCATCAGCACCATCGCCTTCAGGAACTGCGGCAAACTCGACTCTCTTAATATAATTCGTTTCTACCTCCCATTCAAAATACATTGAATCGATTGACTGATACTTATTACTTGACTTTCTATCCTGATAGAAAATGTTTTTCAGAGATTCTGTCAAATAAGAAGCGGTCAATTCTGGGTATAAACGCGAAACAATTCCCAACTTATGAGGTTTTGTACCAAGAAATTTATAAAAATCCTCATACGTTCTAGTATCGCTCATTGTAGGGCGATTCGTCACAAAACTTGCTACTAACATAAAATTTTAACTTATTAATTGATTAATCTAAATCGTCAATACTTAGCTCTCCAGGTTTATTAAACGCCGTAATAGACGCTTTTGGATCAGCCTTCTTAACGACAACATGTGCTGAGGCTTTGCCAGCTTTGGCATCCTCTAAGCCCTTATTATAAGCATAACGGCGCACGTTACTTATCTCATTATTATAATATTGCTGTATACTATCTATAGCATCTTTACCATGCTGGGCAAACCAAGCCATTGAAATCAACATATCAGGATCTTGAAGAGCTTTACTAAAGTAATTTTCTCCAGTAGCATCTGTTCCAAGAAGGAACTCTGCTAACTGCTGTTGTTCTTCAGGACTTAATTCAATTCCAATAGTATTTAACTCATTGAATCGCTGAATTCCGTCCACTACTTGTTCTGAAAATTCATTGTATTCCTATTGTCTAGCCTATTCAATTTCTTGCTGCTATCTAGCTCTCTCTTGATTTTCTATATCTCTATATTGGTTACGAATTCCTCCAACTACTTTTTGGAAAGTCTCCGGATTAGCTTGCGCTGTAGTAAGTTGTTGAATCAATTCTTCATCGGTTAGATCCGGAGATTTCGCCTTTAAATCCAATATAAATAATTCATCATCTTTAATATCATCAATTTCATAGGCAGGCTCCTATTGAGATTGATTCTGTAATGCATATTGAGCCCCCTCTCTACGTAAAAGATCAGCATAAGTAGTTGGATCTATTGCTGCCTGACGCAGCTGATTAATGAGAGCGATCTCTTGATCATCTAAATCATATTCTGGAGATGTTTTAGGAGTATCTAGAATATTCAACTGCTCCTCAGCTGAGAGATCGTCCCAACTTCTAGATTCCATAGAACCATCTTCATTTTCAAATTTTATACTATTTTTATCTTTAATACCCTATCTCTGAAGTAGTTGTGATATTAAATCTTCCTCCGAACCACTTGAATTTGTACTCTAAGTAGGTTCTGGAGAGTTTAACTCACTCCCGTCCATATAAGGCTTATCTTCAAAACCTTCGCCGCTTTCATAACCAGTAGGCTACGTTTGGCTGCCTGAATCGAGCTCATCATCCTCGAAATCTAAATCATTAATTCCTATTTCCATATATATTTAAATTTATATAATACTATACAAATATACAGATAATCTCCAACATTCAAAATATAACTATTAAAAATGTTAGAAATTATCTGTATAACGTATATTGAACTATTTAAACAGTTTTCTTCTCTTCAGATGCATTCGCATCCATGTTAGAAGACTCTTTTAAATATTCAGCCACCTATTTAGATAGATGTCGTTCTGATTTATCAATTAAAACCATCTATAAAAGTTTAGCCCATCTAGCATCTGGATTTGCACTAGAAATATTTTCTAAAATACTCCAAAATTGTCTAAAACAGATTACTCCAGCAATAATCTGGGGCAAATGTAAATTGACTCCTTCGAAAATAAGTAGTTGCGTAAAATAGGCTAGAAGAATAGCTGTTGGAAAAGTTACAGTCATATTTAAAATAGCTTTCTCCAATTTATCTGAACGAATTTTTCCCACACTTGGTTTTCCCTATTTTTTTAATCGTACAGAAAGTCTCCAAGATGTGATACAATCTACTATGACTAAAACGGCGCATAATATAATTAGAGGGCCCGCACTTACTAAAGCACATGAAGCCACTCCCGCTAAAGTACTTCCAATATATTTTGCTGTGAACTACAAATCGGTCATAAGTATTTCTAAATTATTATGGATAGGAAGGTACTTCCAAATGCGGCCATTTCGAGCCAAAAGGTTCTGCAATCTTTTAAAGTTTTTGTTTTATAAGCTATAGTTCCCAATACAATTATAAATAGTGGAATCTCCCAAAACTACTTATGTAATATTTGCCATAATACAGCAAATACCGCACAAATTATAGCAAATATTTGATGCCATTTATTATCAGATCCTTTAAATATCGGAGCCGCCCCTACAAGAAGTAATCCACCACAAGCTAAAAATGTGCTAAAAGTGAATATATCTTTAGTAACACTAAACCATAAAGGCATTATTAAAAATACTGTTGCCCACATAGCAACGGTAAATATATATCCTTTAGGCTTTCCTCCATATTTATAAAAGGAATCTGATAATGATGGGAGTATTCCAAATTTAATAAGAGAAACTGTTACATAGCTTATAAATAATAGTACTCCTATTAAAAATGCTATAGTCATAATCTTTACTTATTTATGGATAATACCTATCTTCTATTTCTAGGGCCAAAACTTACATGAACCCATACACCTCCATTTTCCCAAATCAATTGGTCAAACGGCAATTTTAACGACTTAATTAAATCGAATAAAATCTTATTTTCTGATTTACTCCCTCCAGTAATATCTGCCGCTTGTCCAAGAACATGTTGACTGGTAGCACTACCTCCAACAGCTCTATTAAGTTTAGGACATCTATAGCCGCTATTTACTTTAATAGGCTTACCATAAGCCTCACGTAAAGGATCTAATATTTTATCCACTAATTTAGTTAAGTTATCCTCAACTTCTTTAGTAGGGGTATTATCTATTTTCTTAGCTGTTGCAGTAGTTGATTTTATCAACTCTTTTATTGTGAAATATTTCATAGCTCGAAAACAGGTTTATCTGGATATCCAGATGTATATGGATATACCATTAATTCATTAATTGATTGTAACTATTTAACTGCTTGTTTATGCTCAAATGTTACTTGCATACACTTAATAGCATATAATTCTACTTCGCTAAAAATTTGACGCATAGTCGAAATAGGTATTTCAATCTCTCCAATAGCATCGTCACATAATACATAAGTATCATGTCCTGCTGCTTCCCATTTATCTACAGCTCGTTCTAGAGCGGTTCTGTCATCCCTATCTTTCCACAATTCTACACCTCCTAAAATAAAGCCGTTTACATAGGTGCTTTCATCATATTCAGTTATACAATCTAATATATATTGTCGAGTTTTTTCTAGATCTGGAACCCAGTTTCCAAGTATTGTATAATCAGAATCGATATACTCTAAGTTATATCTAACAGCATCAGTAGGGGCTGGGGCTATTAGAATAGCCTTATACCCATACTGATTTAAAATTTCTATATTACTAGTAGATATATGTTTATTCCCATCTATAATTACATCTGGGGCATATATCAATTTGCCATTTTCTAGTTTTCCAAAGTCTGTTCTCATATTGTATTAAATTGGTGCTACAAAATCCACTTCACTATCACTAGTCTTAAAAGTCTTAGATACGAAATCGTACATACCTACTTTTGAATCTGATATTCTCATTGCCGGAAGGTAATCTAATATTTCGGATCCATTAACTTTGACTGTAAATTTTCCCATACTTCCTACCATATTTGATGATATTGAAGTGTTTTGATGTGATCCAAATAAATACCATGAAACCATCGGCGCCAGAGGATTGCCTGTATAAACTGTGGCCATATCTATAGGAGATTGATCAGGACTATAATCGTCAATAATCCAACGCTAATTACCTTGCTCTAAAGTTAGTTTAACTCTAGAATTATTAGGAGTTCTTCTGCCGGGAATATTCCCCATTGTACAATATCTCAATTGCCATCTCCAATGATCGGCCGCACCATCCCATAATAACTACATTCCTTCCCATATTCCTCCAGTTGCTGTAATACCTCCAAAAACACACGAATACCCGTCTCTATTAGGAGTAAGATTTTCGATCTCAACCTCTATCTTATATAAATAACTAGGAATAAATCCGGTATTTATATAAGCAGTGCTTGGATTTATAATATATGGCAATTCAACGTATTCATTTGGAAGTGCCTTATGGGAATTTCTCAATAATTGAAAAAATGTTCTTTGAGCTGTATTCATCGTATAATATTAAATATTAAACCATCCGGCTACACCACAACCATTAATTATAGCAACTTGCCACTTTACGTTTGTTAGAGAGAAATCTGGAGTACGTCCGTCAACCCATGAAATACCACTAGTGATAATTGTAGGACTAGTACTTCCAACTGTAAATTCTATCCAATAACTTGTATTCTAAGTAGCGTCATTAATAGATAAATTACTAATATCTCCGCTACTTACATAATGGGTGTTATCTTGAGGTACTATTAAATCTACACTAGAAATCTATACTACAGATTCTTTTAGAGCATAATTCTATAAAGCCGTATCAATCTCTGTTTTAGTATACGTAGTAGTTTTATCAGACTTTGTATCCAGAGCTGTATCAACTTCTGTTTTAGTATATACTGAATCAGCATCTGCTTTAGTACTTAATACAGTATCAACTTCAGATTTAGTATAAGTAGTAGCTTTATCTGCTTTAGCCCCTAGTAGTAGATCTATTTCTGGATCTGTATAGCGAGGTTCTACATATAAACCGTCTTCAGTAATACTTATAGCATTATTTAATGGCACTATATTTACATCCGCACTAACCTCTCCGTCATTCTCTGTAATAGATACAGAATCTGTATCAGCATATGTAGGAAGGACTGCAGTTTCAACATATTCTGCCATAGCTTTTACACTAGGATAATGTTCAGTATCCTCAAAAACTTCTCCTTCATATTCTGACCAATCAGTTACTTTGTGTTCTATTACTTCAAAAATATCGTGGTCTACCAAAGCTCCGAGTTCGTCCCACTGTTCTCCAGTCCAACATACATTCATGCCCCAATGATCTCCAGCTTTATGCCAAGGAGAATCTCCAGAATATTCTTCAATATCCCAGACATCGCCTATTTCTGGAGCCTCTGGATGCAATGCACTTGGAGGAAGGTCGTATTGAGTTTTTACAGATCCTTTAAACTTATATACGCAACTAATTTTAGCTCGAACTTCTTCTTTAAAATCTGCAACATCTTCTTCTGTAGCAGTCATACGATCTTCTACAATAGTTTGTCTAGAATTTAAAGATACAATATTACGTTCATTAGTAGTTACTCTAGTCTTAGTAGCTTCTAAATCATCTTGAATCTCATCTGTTTTTTCTTGCAAGAGTTCAATAGCTTCTGTATTAGCCAGAGTCTAAGGATGATCTGGATTACTAAAATCAACAGTAGTAATTCGAGTAGTGTCGTCATAAGTTTCGGTTATAGTAATAGTATTATCTGCACTAGTAAAAGTTATATCATCATATTTAAACAAATCTTGGATATATACCTTCTTTGGCTTATAGTCATCATCTGCATCATTAATAACTATATAGTCTTTATCATTAAGTGCCTATCTCTTTATAAGTAATTGATAAATATCATCTAAATCTCTATATTCATTTATTCCGATATTTGATCTAACTATATCCTGCTCTGAGGCAGTCCATCCCTTAAGATAGTCATCTTTCTTTAAGTAACCCTCAAGATCTTTAAGAGTTACAGCCCTGTACTAATCCTCTACAGTTAGATGATTAGCACAGGTTGTTTTTTTAATGTTATTTCCGCAATTACAACTCATTACTAATTATTTAATTGCTATTCTAATGTCTAAATACGCTATTCTAATGCTGCTAAATAGCTCTATAAACTTATAGATGTTTGAACGTTCTGTCCACTTTCATCTCCATGATATCCTCCGACTTCTGTTATATATACATAACCATCAGCTGTTACTTCTACAGCATTTTTGCGACTAGTGTTAGCTGTTCCTATACCTATTGAAAATATAGTTTCAGAATCTTCAGTAGAAGGGTGAGAATTATTATATCTACCACAAGCATGCTCTCCGTTATTATGAGCTATAGTTGCTAGGCCCTCAGCATGTGAATAATAGCCATATGCAGTTGTATTGTATCCTTCAGCATGAGCTGCAGATCCTGATGCGGATGTATGGGTTCCTTCTACATGTGCATAGGTATTCGTGGCCTCTGTATTACCTCCTTCTGCATGCGAATAGTCACCAGCTGCGGTTGTTGTATGACCTTCTGCATGCGATCCTACTCCTGATGCTGTTGTATCGTATCCTTCTGCATGCGATGATTGTCCCGATGTGGTTGTATTAGTTCCTTCAGCGTGCGATTGTGCTCCTGATGCGGTTGTACCTGCTCCTTCGGCATGTGATGCTTGTCCAGAAGCAATGGTATTAGCTCCTTCAGCGTGTGATTGGAATTCAGATGCGGTCGTATTAAATCCTTCTGCATGTGAACCGTTGCCAGATGCTCTTGTCTGATATCCTTCTGCATGTGAGCGCAAACCAGATGCAATATTAATAGTACCCTATTGAGGATTAACTCCCTCAACCAATGAATCGGAGCTAGGGTTATATATATGGCCAGTTCCTACGGCAGCAGAAATAATATTATTATTAGAATCTAAAGCTAAATATGTAGAAGGAGTTCCAGTTAAGGGTTCTAATATTTTTCCCTTTCTTATAATAGTGGTATCATCTGTAGTTACTTCAAAAGCATTTTTTGGAGTATTAGCAGTACCACTGCCTATGGAGAATAAAGTACTATCTTCTGTAGAATTATTATAGTATCCAAAAGCAGACTCTTCATCATTAGTAGTATGGAGATGGTTTCCAACTACGACTCCATTATTTCCCTCTACTACATTATTAGTTCCTCCAACTAAAGTGGCGCTTCCAGTAACATCATTTTCCGAGCCTCCAATTATAGCGGAATCTATGCTCTAAACATAATTACTCTATCCGACGACTATACTTCCTTCCAAATTGGCTGCCTGATTATATGTTCCGCCCACTAAGCTGTCTTGTGCTGAGAGCGTGTTCTACTCTCCAAATACTGTATTGTGATAAGATGATCCTTGTATAGTATTTGAAGATCCATTTACAGTATTGGAATTAGCACTCTATTCCAGAACATTTTGATAACCTCCAACTATTGATCCCATAACATGGTCGGCGCTATTCTTAAATCCGACCATTGTAAGATTGGATGAATTCTAAACAGTGTTTGTATCTCCAGCGATTAAAGAGGCCTGCGAGCTGATTGCTTTATTACTAATTCCTTCAATAATGCTACCTGTAACCGTCTTAACAGTATTGCCAATTCCTCCGAGTACCGACCAACTAATGGTCTCAACATCATTATTCTATCCGAAAGCTATGGATTCCTATATATTGGAGAAATCATTTCGATATCCTACGATAACACTATCAGATGGATATATTATTTTATTCCATCGGCCGCCTATTAGAGATCGATATCCTGATGTTATAGTATGTTCACATCCTAATACCATACAATTTTCTGCATCTATTATAGTAGGGACAGAGCATCGTACAGAAACTGTGTTCGGATATTGTGTATGAATTTCATTATATAAATCCGCATCAGATATTATCTAATTATCAAGAGTCATTTCTCGATTATTAGTTACATTAGTGATGGTTGCCGAATGTTGCGTTCCCTCATATTCAAATACTACAGAGGCACCTATCCAGTGTTTACTAGCTCCAGCATGAATTATTGTAGTAGCTATTAACTACGATGTTGGAATTGCAAAAGTTGCTTGTCTATAATCAGATACTGATAATACGGTATTATATTTCCCGGCTATTGAAACAGATCCATTTATAGAATCATTAATATCCACTCTTTGAATATTAGTAGTTAGAGTCTATCCAGATCCTGGAGTAAACTCAAACGGCGACTCAGTTTGAGCAGTTGGACTTGGAATCCAGTCTGCCAAATCAATAGATTGAGATATTCCCTAATTCAATGAAAAAGATCCTAGTTCAATATCTCCATTCATAAAATAAATATCTGCATCAGAAGGCTCTGGAATATCTATAGTAGTATCAGTACCCTAATTTAAAGTAAATGCCCCTAAAGTACGATTGCCCTAAGTAAATTGTATTCGCGAATCATTAACCTCAGTCTGATTAATCTCAATAACTCCAGTTTCAGGAGTGCTTACGATATTTCCCACTATTTGTAGAGAAACATCGTCCTCCTAATCTGCACCAAAATTTTGAACATTTGTATTATTAACTTTAATCTATAATTGCCCGTTATTTGGAACAACTGATTCCTGAGAGTTGATAGTTATAATATCTCCCTAAGATGTAATAGAAGTACCTCCAGATCCCTAAAATTGTATGGTTTTATCCTAACTAGAATTAGCAGAAAATTCTTTAGCTAAAACATTTCCTGCATATACTCGTAAAACTCCGTCATTTACAGTAGCCTAATTGGTAGCTCTAATTGTGATTTGATTATTATCTGCGGGAGTTAACTCTATTCCAGATCCAGCTACTAAATTTAAACTAAAATCCTAAGTTGCTGCAGGCTAATACTAGAACAGCTCCAACCCATTTACTTTTATACTTAATGGAGAGGTTTCCGCTAATCCAGGATTTACTAAAGAAATATTAAGTCCAGACTAAGTTTTAGTTACTACTATATTAGCATCAGTACTTATGTCAAGAGTAGTATCTCCTTCTTGATTAGCAGTAAATTCTGATATAGTAGTTCCTGCAGCTGTTATAGTAAACTTGCCGTCATTGACTCCACTTGTAGAGCCTTCTATAAGAACCACATTATTATCTTCATCTAAACCTAATCCAGCTATTGCAGTAGTATCTCCAGGATTTAAAACCTGTAATTTCTTTATTATAGTTTTATCATCTAAAGTTACTTCAAGAGCATTGTTTCGAGTCTCCTCATCTTCTCCATTTCCTATGGAGAATAAGGTCTAATCGGAAGTTGACTCATTAAAACGACCTACGGCAAATTCTGCATCATTAGTTGTTTTAGTATAATATCCTCCAGCATGTGAGGCTTTTCCTCCGGCTACTGTGTGTATTCCATCAGACGATGAGGCTGCTCCTAAAGCTTTTGTTCGACAACCTGCTGCAAACGACATTTCGCCATAGGCAAGATTAGCCTTACCTATAGCGACTGATAAGTTACCCCTAGCTCCCGCGTTATCTACATCATCGTAGTCAATAAGCTGGGTTCCCCATTCTATGCCGTTTCCATCAGTATATTTTTCCCAATACTGTTCTGCCATAATTATTCAGTTACAGGTTCATCAGAAGTTGGAGTAGCTACTTCTGTAGATTCCTCATCAGAAGTCTCCTCTGTAATTGTTGCTTCCGCTGGAGTTAAAAACTCTGGAATTGGAGGATACCCTTCTTTATAAGGATAAGCAGCTATCATATCTGCATCTCCCAATAATGTAACATCAGCAAGATGTTGTTGAGTTACATCAAAACATTGTTTAGCATAATGTCTGATTTCTTTCAAAATCTGTTTACCAAGACTTACTGGTATATCGATTTTAACGCCATCTGCCCATAAAGGATATGTTTCTATTCCATCAGCTTCAAAATCTTCAAAATCTTGCTACAAAGCAGCTCGTTGATCCTTATCTACCCAAACAGTATGTCCACCTATTTTTACAGCATTAACTGCGTTAGATGTATCATAAGCTCTAATATTAGCTAACATAATATCTCTAGCCTGTTCTACACTAGCTCCAGTAAGTCGGAGTTTATAGATGTCTTCCAAGGTTGCGTATGGATGCTGCTCTCTAAACTCATACATTCTTGCAGATACTACTAAGTATTTGTCAAAGCGTTCTTCCCAATCATAACCTATCTGAGATGCAGGTAAAATCTGTTCTGTCGTGATTAAAGTATTTTCGTGTATATACTACATATATTATAAATTAAGTTGTTGGTAATAATGCTATAAGATCTCTAAGATTATCTGCTGTAAGTACTACTTCATTATTGGAAGAATCCCATAATACTAACTCCCCATTCCAAGTTATAGCAAAGGCATTATGTCTTTGATTATCACTAGTTCCATTTCCTATTATAAATGCGAATCTAGTAGAATCGGATACATTGTATTTTCCAGATACATGCTGATACTATCCAGACGCTTGTGTATAATAGCCCTCAGCATGTGATGCATTTCCCAATGCAGTTGTACCAGATCCTTCAGCATGAGATTGCCCACCCGATGCGGTTGTATTAGATCCTTCCGTATGTGAATTTTTGCCCGATGCAATTGTATTTTGTCCCTCTGCATGTGCATTTTCACGAGTTGCTTGCGTACTATATCCTTCAGCATGTGAATAGCTATCGAATGCGATTGTATTATATCCTTCTGCATGCGATATTTGGCCGGATGCCGTTGTACTAACTCCTTCTGCATGCGAATAGTTACCAGATGCCTTTGTACTAGCCCCTTCGGCATGAGATGCTTGTCCAGAAGCGGTTGTTGTATGACCTTCTGCATGCGATCCTTGACCACTAGCTTTAGTAGACATCCCCTCAGCATGAGAATATGCCCCAGAAGCGGTTGTTGTATGACCTTCTGAATGTGACGTATCTCCAGATGCTGTAGTATGAGCGCCTTCCGCATGAGAATTTATGTTTGAAACAGTATTATCATATCCATTAATTAATGCATTGCTGCTAGTATTTTTATTGTCGCTTCCAACAATAAATCCTAACTAATCAGAATGATTATTCTCCCCCATTATAATAGAAGCTGTAAGCCCCACATTATTTAAGTTTCCTATAATAATAGGCGTATTCAAATATATGCCAGAGTCCTTTGAGGATCGTCTATAATAAAGATATTTGATCTATCCAACATCGCTTGAAGAATATTGTGTAGTTTTCAACTAAAAAGTGTTGGATACATAATTTATATAAGTAATTATTCCTAAAGGAGTTGTAGCTGTACTAGATGGATATATAGCATCTCCAACTTTGAGTTTTTTTACATATTCGGCATAAGACGAAAGTTCAAATAAATAAGCATTTATCTATCTATTCACATTACCTTGAATCTACTCTGAATATTCCTAAATAACATTCGAAACTGTATCTGCTCTCAAAAAATTGGTCTGTAAATCTTTAATATGTTCCATATTAATGTATATAAATTATATCGTTAATTTTTCTAATTAATCCCTAACCAAAAGTTTGGAATATATCACATTTAGTATCCAGCTTAATTAAATTATAATCATCTGAATAATCTTTATACGGTTTATAAGCTCGCCTAACTATTAATTGTTCACTATTCCACCTATTAGTAGGGCGGTTTTGATATTCTTTAAAAACCTTTTCGTAAAATTCTATAAGTTTATCTGTATAACCTATACAGCATCCAGCATTTAGATATCGAAACTTACTATTAGAACAAGCTTTAGATCTATCCCATAACACAAATGGATAATTATTTTTGGAGGCGTTAAAAACTACTCCAGCATTAAAGGATTCAAATTTAGATATAATATCTTTAAATGAGTTGATTACTACATCATATCCATCTAAAATTAACGCATATTTAGTCTTTAATGATTTCAAAGTTTTTAAAATACACTATATTTTATAAGGATTCGTCCATGCCTCATCAGTTGGAATATAGCAATTAATTAAATTTATATTATTCTTTTGAAGCTACTAGTTTAATATACATTTATTATCAGAAGTCCAGATAGATATGATGGCCATATCTTCTGGAACTTCTTCTAATGTATGTTCTTTTATATCTAGCATAATAGATTCAAAATCTTTAGATGCTTTCCCCTAAAAATGTGCTATATTAAAATCTTTATTTAAAAAATTCTTATAGGGCATATCCAACAATTTGTTTAAATCCATGAACATTTGCAATATAATCATAGAGGTTTACATTTGGAACATGTAAAGTTATAGCGTCAGCTCCAGCAAAAGTTACCGAAGATATGCCATTAAATTCAGGATTTGTTATATATACATCAGTCAAACTAGATTGTGCAAAACAATAGGTATCTATACTTGTACAATGGTTTAAAGGTAGGTACAAAGTATTCAAGCTATTAGCATCTCTGAATGCATATGATCCTAATCTATAATATCCTCCACAAATTATTTTCTCTAAGCTTTGTAATCCTTGACAATCTATTGTAATTGCATGATCTGCATCTCTAGTTGGAAATATTATATCTTTAATAGCTGTGTCAGAATTATTTTGTAAACTAGCCAAGTTTCTATCATAAGGATCTGATAAAGTATATCTATAGTACATATAATCTGAGTTATATGTTACTTGTGTCGGAGGTATACTAGCAGTTCCAGTCGGAGTTAAGCCCACATTTAAATTTGATACGGAAGAATCAAGTTCGGTTTTTACAATAATAGTATTGTCTGCATCAATGTTTTGATCAATTGCAAAACAGTCCTAAGACTACTTAATATTATTAAGAGCCCTTTTATCTGGAAACCATTGTTTATTAGTACTAAAAAGTGCTGGGAATTGAGTTAAATATGTATTGTCCCATACCTTTTGTTTAGATATATATCCACTACCTTCTTCATAGAATGTTAGTGTGTGTAAATCCTTAAAAGCTATAGATCCATCCTGTTTAATTTCCAGGGCATTCTCTCCGCCACATCCTATTGAGAATAAAGTAGCTTCAGAAGGAATGCTGCTTTTAGTACTTACATTACCATATCCCGCAGCAAATTCAGCTGGATTATGGACTTTATTGTGCATTCCTTCTACATGTGCATAATCAGCATCACGATATGCTTTATTATCATGGCCCTCCACATGTACTGCTGTAGGTATTCCTACTAAGTCTCCTTCAATTCTGTTTTCAAGACCTTCAATATGAGAATACTTACCCCCCATTTCGTTGGCGAAACCTTCAATATGGGAGCCCTCGGCTTCTTTATTTATAGTATTTCCAATACCCTCAGCATGTGCATATGAAGCTTTTACTGTATTTTCCAAACCCTCTGCATGAGATCCTTCTCCAACTCCAAAGGCTTCTAAATATCCTCGCATATTAACGATAGGAGCCTATAGAGGTTCTGTAAGAGTGATCGTAAAAGTAAAAGTATCGTCTATCTACTATGCAGATTTTGGGACAAACTTATATTGCTAATTATGAGCAATTTTAAAATATCTAGCTCTATTTAATAAATGCACTGCATTTGCTGCAGATATAGGATCCTATAATTGTCCAATTAAGGGAGTTACTGTTACTATAGTTGTATCCTATGTTGCATTAAAACGAAGTGCCAGATGATCCTCACTATAAATAGCTTCTATACGTTCAGGGTGTTCTTCATCCTAAATATGTCTTACATGTTTAATATCGAAAGGAACTGTAGCATATCCAGATTCATATATTTGATTATTCTTTCCTTCTGTGTGTGACCATCTAGCATCAGCCTTTGTATTGTAACCTTCTGCATGTGCATACTATCTAGAAGCCTCTGTTCCACGTCCTTCTGCATGAGAACCATCTTGATAGGTTTTGGTATCAAATCCTTCTGTATGTGAAAAACTTCCGGAAGCTACTGTGTTATATCCCTCAGAATGCGCGTAGTAAGCATCTGCATTTACACCATAACCTTCTGCATGAGATCCCTCACATTCAGCCTTAGTCTGAACTCCCTCAGCATGTGAATTGAGTGCCATAGCTATAGTAGCATAACCCTCAGAATGGGAATTATCTCCTTCTGCGTAAGTAAAGGATCCTTCTGAATGGGCATTAAAACCTTTTGTAGTAGTCTTATATCCCTCAGCATGAGAGTATTCTTGCTATGCAGTAGTAGCAAATCCCTCCACATGAGAACCTTCACCATAAGCTCCTGAATTAATATAAGCAGGTTCACGTATATAATCCTATTGGAGAGTATCGGTTAAAGTCATCTTTACTCTATCTAACACTTCATTATACTCAACGTCCTCAATTACTCCAATAACTTCTCCAGTTTTAGTTAGCAATTGTTTGCCTATATAAAAAGCTTTTCTCTATTGTAGAATATGCTACTCATCTGAGAATACATCAGAACCTCCAAAAACATTTGAGGAGTCTGAAGTTATATATGGATCTCTATTATTGATGATTACTAAATAATTCTCTCCAGCAATTCCGCTAACTTCAAAAAGTTTAACAGCATCACCTTCGCCTTCTGCGTGTGAGCCATAACCTGCTGCAGTAGTTTGAATACCTTCTGCATGAGAATTATCTCCAGAAGCCACTGTAAAAGATCCCTCACTTGATGAGGCTCTACCAGATGCCTGTGTTACAGATCCTTTAGCATGAGACAATGTACCGTTAGCCTCATTTCCTCCATAATTAACTAAGCGAAGTCTTAGTGTATCTGGATCAACTTCTGCGTAGAATCCTTCAGCTATACTATAATCATCCGAATACATATAACCTTCGGCGTATATCTACATAGTATTACTAGCATCAGTATGAACAGTGATGTTTTGAAATCCCTCTATATTAGGATTTACATTGATTAAATCACATTTAGTAGCAAATACTCTCTAAAGCTCCGCATAAAATATATCTAAATCATCTACATTAATGAATCGTGTACTCATGATTATTGTATTTTAAAGTCATAAATAACTGGCTGTAAATCATCTATAGTAGCTTCTGAACCTGCATAAGTAACAATTATTCGTCCGTCTCCAAGTTCTAAATATGTATTCTGTGGACTCTCTCCGCCATCGTAATGTACATATTCGCCATTTCTAAATATTTGCCAATCATAAGTATAGTCATCTAAATTGGCGATCTTAGTAACTTCACTACCCTAATATTGTTCTGAAATCTTGGTAACTGCCCAAGTAGTTTCTGTACGACTCTTAAATACATTCTCTACTACTATAGTAAATCCAGATATAAGAGGACGAGGTTGTGGGCCTATTTCACAAATTTCAGTATCTTTAAATATGTTTAAAATCTCTTGTGGAGTAGCAGTAAGAGCTCTCAATGTAAGTTTCTTAGGCCTATAATCATCATCTGCATCATTTATTACCAATACATCTTCTTCGTTTGGTATAAGTTTTTCTGGAAGACTTTCTATATCATCCAAATGCAGGTTTTTATTAGAGACTTCTTTAAGATCGTCTCCACAAGCCTAATAACAAGAATCAGTGTTACATTTTCTTAACATTCTTAATATATTTATTAGATAATATCCTACTCTTTATCACAATCACAATCATCGGGTTTAATAATAGGATCAATCTCTGCTTCTCCGCCCTACTTATTTTCAGGAACATATTCAGGCTCTTCACAACATTCAATCTGTTGTTCTTTAGCTCTGTATTTTCTGCAGAATCCATTACACCCTTCAATATCTTCTAATAAAGCTTCGGCTTCTTTAAAACGTCTCTACTGTATTAAAAACTATACTGTCTAAATAGTAGCCCATAAGAAATCCCGCCTATAAATTAACTCCTTTAAATCAGGATTTAGCCGAAAACATTCATTTATATCATATTTTAATATCTCTTTGCACAAATTTATATAACATTTCCATAAGAAACAAGTTGAGAAATAGTTTCCAATACTTTTAATTACTGTAGTATTTTTAGTCAAGGATTCTACAATTAGATTGTCAGCATCTATTTCAAATATTTCCCCATTCTTGTATCTATAGAAAAGTTCCCCATCTGTAACTATAATAGATTTAAAAGTTTTTAAAATGGGATCTCGCGCTAAAATAAGTTCTTCTAGCCACTCTTTAGATGGCATAACTATATGGTGTAAAGTATACCAACCATCCACACGCAGCTATGTAATAGCTTCTACAAGAGAAGCGTTCTAAATATGACTAGTTATAATTACATCTGAAATTTCGTAGGAATCATCAGCTTTATTAAGTAATAGCAAATCTACTGTATATGTATCTAGATATTTAAAACGATTTTCCTATTGAGGATTTCTAGGATCTAAATATTCTCCCTTAGCCTCAGTCAAATCCTATATAATAAGCTAACACTGGATTCCCTGACATAAGTCATAGTATGAATACATATATTATAAATTTTTTAAATATTCTAGAATAAACTATCTATTAGTAATGTTACAATTAGATTTTATAAAAGCTAATAAATCCAGTAACTCAGTTAAGTCTGGCCTATATCCTCTATGTAACTGTCTTACTTTTTGTTTATAGAGAAATATAGCATCATTTTTTAAATCAGCGATTGCATCCACAGGCAGTAGTATTATTAGTTACAGATTTTAAATCTTTACAATATTTAGTACAATTACTAAACTTTTCTAAATAACGTTGTGCCTCATAGTATTGCCCGATCTCTGCAAAATGTTCGACTATATTCAATGCCATCTATAAATAATCTCGTTTAAATCGAGTTTGTATCATAGTCTATTCTTCAATAGATTGAATCTACCCGCAGCCACATTGAGGCATAATTTTTGGAGTTTTATTACAAACACTAGAATTTATAGTCTCTAAAAATACCTATTCAGTATAATTGCCGAGACAATTACATAAAGCAGCAGTTATAAATATATTCTACTATGTAAAAGCTATAGTAGTACGTCCACATACTTCATCTAAAAAATTGCATAGAGATATTTCCACAAAATCCTCTCCATCAAATTCAAGGATAGTTCCGGAGTCAGATAGCACATAAATATAATCATAATATTCTAACATATCTTCTTTAGTGTTAACTATTCCAGATACTACATCTTTTCTAGAAGGAAGTTTATCCCACCAACTTTTAGTTGGTAGGATAATATGAGATAATTTATAATAACCGTCTGAGAGTTTGTCAAACTTAACTTCCTTACTTCCAAATTTATGAGTATTTACAATAGACTTACTAACTCCATTCTGAGTCGTATTAATCTATTCTAAATAATCTATACTTCCAGTATCAGAATATTTCCAGGAATCATATTTACCTATCTAAGATCCTGGATGTGTATATTCAGTAGTATCTATTACAGATATAGAATCATTAGTAGGCCACGCTATAATTACATTTACTTTCATCGCTCGTTTCTAATTTGGTCATTATAAGGATTGCCATCTCGAAGCTGCTCTAACTCAATCTAAGTACGATCTGTATCGTTTTTAGCAGTAATCTATTTATAAGTACGTTCTGTCTCAGCTTTATACATTTCTATCTGTAATTCGCGCTCCATTTTATCTCTATCTAATTTAAGTTTATCCGCAGCCTATTTATCCAAAGCTCCCTAAGCCTATTTAAGCTGTTTTTCGAGTTGCTTAGTTTGTTCCTCTAATTGTTGGACTTTCTATAAAGCCTATTGTAATTGGTCGTTTTCCTGCTTCTTTTTGCGCATAGATTCTTTCATACGTCTCTTTACATCTGAAATACTTTTAGAAGCTAATGTATCAATTATTAATTCTGGCTCTAAGGTATTACTCTAAATGAAATTAGGGATAAGAGTCTTCAACTATTCTACGTCTTTAGTAGCATCTGAACTACTTGTAATATGAATATCATAATCACTTATAGTAAAATATTCTGGCAATGCTGTAAATACTTTAGACTCTCTATCTCCTAAGATAAGTACTCCAGTTAATCCGGATTTGAAAACTATCTTAGCTTGATTTAATGCGTCTAATATAATTTCCTCAGTAATAGTATCCATTTGTTGATACCATTGTTTACTAATTATATAAGAATTATTTACACTAGTCTAAACATTAGTAACTGCGTCACGCTATTGTATTCCATTTAAGCGTTCTCTAAATACTCCTGTAATAGAGGAGCAAGTATTCTCAACAGCATCAATTGCTAATTGAATAGCCTAAATTGCATCTCCTCTGACGGTATCATCGAATCCATTATATATAGTATTTGGAGCAACTCCCCCTCCGATTCGTCCTTCCTAAGAAGAATCTAATAATCCTATTCCTCCCTTCTTATATGCAATCCATTTTTGTAAGCGTTCTGCTAATTCAGTTCCTAAAAATTTAGGGAGCGTAGATACATCTACCCAATCTCCAGTTCCTCCAGAATTAGCTATTAAGTTATCTCTATAAAAATGGAGTAAATCATATTTATCCTATAAAGCGGCACAAGCTAGCACCATAGAATAAGGTTCAGAATCTCTATTGACAAAATACAATCCATTTACAGATAGTGAACAATAATTAGGATTATCATGGCTTCTAACTACAGTATCATCTAATCCAGTTAATATATAGATGCTCTCTCCAATTCTAGTAGTTTTATATCTTTGCATTACAAAGTGTTTGTCTGTTTCTAGCCATTCTACCTCATACACAGGAATCAATTTATAGTTAAATCGTTGATTAATACCTGTAGGATATCCTGGAATAGCAACTTCGTCTCCCGCTTTTAAACCTTCGGTAGATGGAAGTCCCTGACAATCTGTACTGCTTCTAACATAGTAACTTTGAGTATTAAAAGAATCATGCCAAGCATCTTCAAGAAGTTCTCTATCCGATTTAGAAATCTGTTTTCCATAAAGGTTTAAAATCTACGATTTAGTCATCCATTTTCTAATAACTACTCGATAAGAATCTTTTACATATGGAGACTCTGGATTTCTATCAATAAAAGTATTTAATGGATTTAAAATTTCTATAACTACATTATTACCTCCAACAGAAGGCTTTGTTCTATAAAAATTATATCCAGTAATTAAAAGATCTAGTAATAAAGTTTTTAACTTATTTTTAAAATCAGTCTCTCTAGACTGCATTAAATAGTCAACAACATGTTGGGCGCTGCTTTCATATTGAGAGATAAAATCCGATTGTAGAGTTTCTATTAATTCAGATAACTCCTTTCTTATTAAAGGATCTTCAATAGGTTTTGACTACTACTAATCACCTTGTTCCATTTCGGACTTAATAGATTCTAGAATCTTACTATGTAAGCGCTCCAATAAAAATTGCTAAACATTTTTAGCTATTGTAAACTATTTCTCTCTATTTATTTTACTAATTGTCTCAGAATCTTTACAGGTTACTCTAGGTAAGATTGGTGCTCCTAAATACTCCCCGATTAATGCATCTAAATGTTTTCGTATTAACGGAATAAATTCTACAGAAGTAGGGTTTCCTATTCCATAGTTTTCCTCCAAATATCTAAACTATTCTGCATCACGTTTTCCATTATAATAATTATAGGCTTTCTATAATTCATATTTAGGATAAACTAATTCTGTGATAGTTTTATTTGTAAAATCAATTAATTCGTCATCTGTCATGGCATCCACATTTAGGGTTTACAGGACAAGTATCGGGCATAGTACGTGTTCCTAAATAGAAATGTATCGTATCCCAATCTCTGTCTAATAACTCTTGTTCAAAATATTTTATAAAAGTTTCGTCGTCACACTAAGCTGCGATATATATAGGTTTATCATCCACATTCATACCTAAACGAACACTTAATCCTTGCGGCTAAAGTCGCTCTACTCGTAATGTGCCTATATATTCTTTACAATATACCTTTTTAACGGTATCTAGGATCGCTTGTTCTATTTCTGGTATAGTCATATTCTGGAAGCATATTAAATTTAGGAGCATTCATCTAAGTTTGTTTAGGAATGACTCCAAATCGTTTATATCCATGTTCATCTATATAATAGCCTATATCCTAAAATTGTTTAGCAGTCTCTGATTCCACATCTGTTGGAGCAATACCTGTTAATTCTTCATCGGCAAGTTCTGCCATACCCATAGCAGCTATTATATCGAATTTACCTTTATTCTCGTCTGTGTATCTATTTAGTTGGTCTAACATTTCTGGAAACCATATCTAATCACAGTAATCTTCTACGTATGCGGCAATTAAATCTGTCTGATGTGAGATTACAGCTAAACTGGCTGGAGTTCCAATAGCATTACTTACTTTTCTAGTTGAGGCTTCTGGATAGGTGGCTCTAGGTCTTCTCATAAAATAATTAATTAATCCTCTACCTTTTGCCCAGTTTACCATAGTTAAACGTGTTGCTTCTATATTAGCCCTACAATTATAATACTTCATAAGGAGTATAGCTTTTTTATATGCATCTCGTTCATCTCCAGGTCTATCCATATAATATGCTACATATTTAGGCTCCTACATTCCAAACGCTCTTTTCTTAATTACTATGCAGAATTTAGATGGATCCTTAGTATATTCAGAAGTTTGATCAGATCCAATATCTATAGAGTCGATACCTGCTACATATAAATCACGTTTTTCCTAATAAGTAATTCTATTACCTTCACCATCTTCATGAGAACCTTCCCATATTGGGTGTTCTATAATATGTATTTTTCCAGCACTGTTTGGAATCCATGTAAATCCTGTAATATCCTATTCAGTTCGTTTACTTCCAGAAGTATATATCGGATTTAATTCTCCGACCTCTTCTTCAGGGCCTTCTTGAAATAATTTAATTCTAGTAATCTAATCAGTGATTAATACCTTATTAAATTTATTAGTTCCTTCCAAAGCCAGAGCCTCATCAGGAGTAAAACAGAACTCTGCACATTTAATAACATAAGCGGTAGGATCTTTCATAGCCTTAGCACGTTGGCTATCTAAAAAAGGTTTAGTTAATGTTGGATCACACCATCCACGTTCATCTATATATCCAGGCTGATTTACAATTGCGTATGCTGGAATAAAGTATGCTGTAATGACCTCCTCTTCAGTTGGAGTAAATTTATGTTTATAAGGAAGTGCTCCATAAGTATCTGGATTTTCAAAAGCATCTGCAAGACCTTCAAGAGCTGGTCCATTATCTCCTCCTGTTCCCCAAGCTAATCGTATGCCGAACTTAGCTCCTTGAATACCTACTAAAGCTTCTCCTTGTAAATAAGCTTTCTTCCAATTAGGCCAAGATCCAGACTCCTCGTATAATAAAATATCAGTACGATCACCACGGATTTTACTAGGCCTATCTGCATTTATTCCTATAATTTCAGACATCCATCCTGACTCAACTTCCTGTCCATCTATAATTTTAATAACAGAAGCTCTTTTATTAAGTTCAGTATTTTTCTTTTGTCTAAGTTTAAAGAATCCTCCATCAGTATGGTCATTACAGAAGTCCAGTTGCTTATTTACCTTATTCATAGTAGTAGTAAGATAGTTATCCTTCTGAGCAGCAACAACTGATCGAGAATCTCTTCTACAGTTATAGGTATTAGCTACTATGCTTGCAGCAATTTCACTAAATCCCACACCTCTGGCTTTTAATCCTATTGCATCTTTTCTAAGTCGTTTACATAACTCTACATAATGAAAATATTCATATTGAGCTACAAAGAAATTTGGAAAAGATTCTTGACGACCACCTCCGGCTTTATCTGTAGAAGTTAAATCCGAAAGTCTATAATAATTAAGAAAATAATACTAATCACCTGTTATAGTATACCCATTTACAGTATAACCGTCTCGACATCTTCTATACTCTTCATTCCAGAAATCTGCATAAGCCTTTGTTCCAAACTGATATTGAGTATAATGTCCAGTTCGTTCATAAGTAAATCGAGCTTCTTGAAACCATTTTGGATCAAAATCTAATCCGTGTTTACCGTCTATAGGTCGATACCCAGTTAATTCATAAGATAGATTTCTATCGAAATATTCTATAGGATCTGAAATAGGAATATCCCAACGTCCTTCTCTAGACTCTTCTTTCAATTTCTATACTTCCTATCGAATCTCTTTTAAATCTCGATCATGAGCTTCTTGAGCTATATCAATAATTTTCTAGATTTCATCTGGAATCTATATTTTTTTAGGACGTCCACGTTTCTTCTTCTATTCCATAATAATTAATAATTTGTGGGAGTAAATCCTTCAACAGCTCCACCTCTCAATGATGAAGTTTCTACCATTTCTTTCTTTACTTGTGATTCCAATACCTTCAAACTATCATTCATTTTAGAAAGATTATCTATCTCAGTTTGGAGATCTTTAACTTTCCAAATAGGTTTGCCAGTTTGTTCATCACGTTCTTGAGGATCTACATTTCCAAAATAGTCAATTATTCTATCTACTAACTGTTGTGCAGAGTGCAATGCACGTATAGAGCGATTGCTTTCTTGCAACGCTCTATACTTTCTGCATGCAGCTCTAAAGGTTGGATCATTAAATTCTTCCTCAGTGAGTCCAGAATCTTTAAGAGCCTCTTGATGACGCTCCTATTCTGAATAATTTGCATATACTGAATTCCAATCTAATGCCAACCATATATATTTAAATTCTTTAAACGCACGTAGTCGTTTAATTCCTTTAGGATCATCTGTACAGATATTTCTTCCAAACTCCATTAAAGCAGCAAATTCTCTTGTTAATAAAATCTCTGCTTGCATTAATTCAACATTACCTGTAGCATTATCATATTGAAATATATGTAACATAATTATTTAATTTAAATTATTGTCCTTTTGAAGGCAGCTTTAGTTTCGCCGTAGTCTCTTTCTCCTTTTCAGCTGCTCCTTTTATAACTCCAGTTGTTAATGGGAACCATCCTGCATTAAAAACATGAGGAAAATATTGTTTAAGTGATGGGACCACTTCTTTAGCCTTTTTTGCCAGACTTCTAGATTTAGCCACTTTTCCAATTCCCCCTAGTCCGAAAATTGAAGCGACATCTCCAACAGCGCTTATAGCTCCAAGAAAAGGTTCTCCATTAGAAAACTCTTTATACGTTCCATAGAAAGGAAGGGCTGTAGTATAATCAGCTCTTCCGCCTTCTTGATGCTTTTTAACACGGCCTCCACATTTATCTACTGGAAGCATTTTGCCGTCACCATTCATATAGTATTCTTTTCCATTCTTTATAATAGGAGCTCGGCCCGCACATTGGTCCTCAGTTAAATGTGGATAACGCTTTTTATTTTTGGCTGTAGTTTTCTAAATAGCTCTGGGCACCTTGCCTCCTTTTTTGTATCCCTGTATAGATTCTAAGTCCTCATAGAATTGATCTAATATAGGAGCTACTTCTTCTTCTGAATATTGTCCAGACATCAGCTCGTCTAAGAACGATACAGCCTCTTCTTCAGAAAGTCCTTGAGCATCCATTAACCAAGATATAAACTGAGTCTGCAATTCTGCAGTTTCATCGAAAGCACCTTCTTCCACCATATCCAGGGCTCCGCCAACTTGAAGTCTTCTTAATTTATTAACATAATTAAGTTTAGCTCCAAAAGCTGCTACTTGAGCCTGAGTCTGTTGTTGTGATTGCTGCATTTCAGCAATGAACTGTTCATACAGAGTTTGAATCTGCTCAGTAGCTGCTTTTCTTTGCTTAGGATCCGAATTAGGATTCTCAGCGATTTGCATTACTTGTATTAATTTCTCCTTTGGAATATCCTTAGATTCTGCCCAAGCTAAAAATGCTTTAGTTAATTCTTCCTTCTCTTTTGGAGAAATATTATTTTGATTTTTCATAGCCCCACCTTTTTGAAATCTAGTTATAGGAGTGCTATAATCAAATGGAGATTTAAGTATTCCTCCACGTGCCTTTTTGTCGATATATCCATCCATATTTCCATCAGTATTTGTATTAGTATAATAATATCCCCAAGCTTTGCCTTCTGCGGCTTCTTTAGATCTTAAATATTTTTCAATGTCTCTACGTAATCGTCCGCGATCATAAGCTCCAAGTCGTCCTCGTACTCCAAATGTATTATATAATCTGGCTAATACTTCGTCTCTTTTCTCTACAGAACTTAGATCTTCATCCTGCGTATATCCTAAAGATTGACGCAGTACTCGGCCAAAGTAATGCCCACTATTATCCGAGCCTGTAGTGGCTGCATCTCTCATAAGTGCATATAAATCTAAATCTCTTGTTGGAACATTCCCAACTTTTTGTCCCCTTTTTAATCCATACCCCTTATTATTATAAACGTGTGTGTTCATATAGTTCTTTCCAAAATGTCTGGAACCATACTAATCGGTATAATTAAATGGTGTTGTATATTGAATAGTTTTTCCAGTAGGAGTTACTGTTGTAGAAACCTCAGGAGTACCAGTCTTCTCATCAGCTGGACCTCCTGTAGGTGCTGGTTCGGGAGCTTTAAATACAGAGGATGTAAACTTAGTTACTGGAATATCATCACCTTCATTTGCATCCTCATAAGTTATAGATCCATTGTCACCCCTAGTCACCTTAACAGCTCCAGAAGTAAGCAGTTTTATAAAGTCATTATCCAAAACTCCAGAAGCAACCCGTTTAGTAGACCAATCCTTTGCAGATTTTAACAAAGCGTTTCCGGAAGTATAATTTAAATGTCGCTATAATTCTGCAAGTGCATCAACTCCTTTCTGCATATCAGCATATTTCATATCGCCTCCAGCTGTAGCAAATAAGTTTGGATCAATTCCATACTCTGCTAATTTAGCCCTCTAAGTGTCGTCGAGATTCTCCAAAAATTTTCGATTGGCCTGAGATTTAGCATCATATCTCTCTTTCATAGTCTTTCCATATTGTTTTGCATTATAATCCCAATATGTACTACCTGTTTGTTCTTGTTGTGCCATACTTATTTAATTTTAATTAAATCCTTTGTATTAAAGACAGCTTCCTGTAATTGTCCAGATGTAGTAAACCATCTACATCTAATTCCCTTTAATACAGAGGCTGCATCTTCATCTTTTAAATGTTTAAATAATAAGGACTCCTTTTTCAAAACCATCATAGTAGGTTTATTAGGAATATCCTATTTTAATGTTACCAGATCTCCTGGCAGAAAGTAAATTTTCTCTTCCATAATCATAAATTTTTAAACCTCTCTGTAAGACCTTCATTAGCTACTGCTATAATACTATGTTCATTTACTAAAACAAATCCTTGTTTATAAAACGGTATAGGTGTTTCAGAAGGTTTTCTCCACATTACTACATCGCCTTCTTGAATGTATTTGGCCATAGGTCCGGCCTCAATTACAGTTCCGACATGAATAAATTGTTCTTCTTCCTCGTATTCTCCAGTTTCATGACTTTTATATACAGGCCTCTGTCCCCCAAGATCTACTATAATATTACCTTCTTTCTTAATTCTCTGGAAAGGGTTTTCCTCAAAAGGCTTAATAAGTATTCCTTCATATAAAGGTTTCAATTCGATTTTAGATAGATCTGACGCAAGTAGCTCTTTATATTGTTCCAGCAATTGCGCATGTTTATCTAATTTTTCTACATACTCATCAACCTGATTATTAAATTTAGAGGCTGCCTCAGTTTTAGCCAAATCTTCTAAGGATTGTGCATTTACTGCAAACTGCAACCCTCCAGATTCTAATCCAGTTATCGACTTAGCTAATTTCTCATTTTGTGTCTGGATTCCTACGGTGGAATCAATACCATTAATTCTTTCTATCATACTTACACATTTTTAACATTACCATTTTTTTGCAGGACAGTGGTTAGATAATACAGTAGTCTTTGCTTTTAATCTACATCCACAACCTTTAAAGTATCCAGGTTTTTTGGATACACTAACCTGATCTGTAGTTGGATCTAAATATAATCGGGGATTACAACGTCCTCCTAATTCATTTAAAAATAGGGGACATTTTTTACAAATCTCCATACGTTCCGATGCCACATCTTTATTTTTTCCTAACAACTCATTCAAATGTCCTTCTGCAATATCCTTAACATTTATTTCCATAATCATAAAATTTAAAAAGAACAGAGTAAATTAATACTCTATTCTTTTATATTTACTTTCTTGTTGTTCATGTATAATCTGTTTTTTATAGAAAAGTAACATTCTTTCTACTTCTTTCTTTAAATATTCTAGATGATATATATGTTGTTCTCCTTCATGATCAAAATGCACTATAATTAAATCATCTATTACAAAATCTGGATTTAATTTCTGAAGCATCCATGCGTATGTGGAAAGCTGCATGGTGTAGTGATAAAAATTACAGTCTTCTAGATTATTTAGAGGATACTTCATTTTAACTGTTTGTTTAGTTTTTGTGTCGAATCCTCCTTTTAACTTAATTTCTTTATTGGTCTTATAATCTACAATAGTAATGTGATTTCCATTCTTTATTAGTAAATCAACTTGTCCTGCAATTCTTAATATTCCATCAGGAGATGTTCTGGATATCAAATATTCTGGATATACTCCATTTTCTAGATCTAATGCTGTCCTGCCTTGTTCACAAGTAAACTTTCCTCCGATTCCAAATCTTTGAAGATTTACATTAGTTCCCATCTTATACATGGAGTGTTCTAACTCAGCGTGGATTTTAGTTCCTCGTTCGCAAGCTTCTTTATTAGTGGTCTCCCATTCATCTAGAATATCTTGTTGGGCCTTATTAAAATCATTATCAGTAATCTCGTACAAATCTAATAATTCTTTAGTTATCTTTTTAGAAGATAGTAAAGATTTCTTTTCAATCTTCCAACTTTCTGCAGGAATCAGTCGTTCTAAAGCTTTATATCCACTCCAAAATTCCTTATCAAAAGGTTGACCGAATTTTTCTATTAAAGTAGTTACTGATATATATTCTCCACCATCTTTTACATTAACATATTTATGAGGGCCCTCATAGAAGGCTACATCCCCATTAATTTTGTCATAATCATTATTCATAATACTTATTATTAAATGGTTTATTTATCTTATCTATATTTAAATATTGTTATAAATTTTTAATTCGATGAATACTCTGGCGCATACTATGATTTATCAATCATAAATATGTCGCATAATTGTAATTTATTAAATTCTACAAATATAGATTTAATTATTTTGAACTATGCAAATTTAATTATAAATTTGTAATAATCAAAATAGATTCATATATATATTAATATAAACAAAATTAAAGCTATGAAAAATAATTTTATAGAGTATTTACATAAATATTCCTCTGGAGGAAAATCCCCCTCAATACATATAAAAAAGAAAAATGAGGGTAAATTTACTCAATCTGCTAAAGAGCATGGCATGGGAGTATAGGAATATGCTCAATCAGTATTAAATAATCCTAACGCCTCTGCACTTCAAAAGAAGCGGGCTAATTTTGCACGCAATGCAAAGGTATGGAAACATAAAGATGGTTCGGCAATGCACACCTTTACTAACCCATATCAAGAAGAGTATTCTGCAAAGAGTCATGAGCCTACTTATGATATGGGAGAATTAGCTCCAGTATATGTTACTGCTAAAGCGACTCCAGAAGAACGTAATAAAGCTCAATTAAGAGCCAATGAATAGTGGAGACAATATCAAAAAGATTATACTGAATATTAGACAGCAAAAAATGCTGCAGAACTAGCTCAATAGCAGCGTGAATTTAATGCTCATATTCATAAAGGAATGAATGAAGCTGGAGAGGTTGTGGGTACATTTTTTCCTATCCCAGGAGTAGCAGGACTTCCATTTTTAGCTTAGACTGTTAAGAGCCCTGCCGCAAAAATCGCTCTTAAAATGGGTACGGGGGCTGTTAAATCCGCCGCTAAAACTGCAAAACCTATTGTAAAGAAGATCATAAAGCCATTGTCCACATTTGGCGAATTCAGCTGGAATCCAAGTAAGTATACTAGAGATTTCTTAAGTTCAATGGTTAAATACCCAATTAAAAAAATTGCTGGAGCAGAGAGATTTGAGAAAGTTCTTGCAAATCCAGTTACATAGGCAGTTTCTAAAGCAACTAAGTATGCAGCAAAAGCTGCAGATACTGGAGTCCATGCACATAATTATGCTACTGCAGCTAGTGTGATTAACGATAAACTTCATGGTAGATAGAATTGGATCTCAGACATAGACGAATCAGGAGAGACTTACTACTGGCCACTTTTTGGAACAGCATAGGCTGCCTTAGCCACATTTCCACTAACTAGAGGAATAAAACAAATATCAGAGGTTTCTAAAAGACTTCCGATTCCTTATGCAAAAACTCCAACACCTATTCCGCAGTTTAACTATGAGATTAAAACTTTTGGTCCAGCATATGGTGGGGATCCAGTATCACAATGGATATTTGGAGATGGTGAAGATGAGGCATCAACAAATTCGACATTTGAAAACAAGTAATAAATATATAATATGAAAAAAGAAAATTCTAAATATACGGTCACTCCTGAGGGACAGTATAATAATGGAGTTGTATATAGGACTCCTGAGGGACAGTTATACGATACTTCAGACTAGACATATTTGATGTCTCCTTTATAGGATGTAGTTGTTGAAGCTACAGCTTCTCCAGAGACGAAAAATAGAATGCAGTTAGAATACAATAAGAAGTGGCAAGACTGGCATAAATAGTATTAGGATTGGTGGAAAAATTATAAAGCCGCAGAAAGTAAGGCTGAGTAGTCAGATATGAATAATTATGTTCGTAAAGGTATGGACGATTTCGGGCGAAATTACGTTTTTCCTGCAATGACTACTGCTTTAACTGCTGGACTTCCAGTAATTTCTACAGCCGGAAAAGCTGCAGAAGTTCTCTGGAATCCTGCAGCTACTATAACTAGTAGATTTGCAAATCCATTAATAAGAGGTGTTGGTAAAGCTGCTGATATAATTGGAGTACATCTTCCAGTATATAGAGAAACTGCTGCAGATATTGTGAGTAAAGCTAGTGGCGAAAAAAATTGGTTTACAGATTAGCAAGGTAATTTCGATCCATTCACTACTGCAGAGACTGTACTCGCTCCATTCATAGGAGCAGGAGCAGTTAAAGAGGGAAAATTGATGAGAAGAGCTATTAATGGCGCTTCAAACCAATTATATAAACCAATTCTTAGAGTAGCTCCAGAAAATCCCTCTAAAGGTTTTGAAGTATAGAGTTTTCCGGGATATTAGTTAAAAGGATTAATGAAAGGAAGTTAGTTGGAAAAACAGCTCTCTAAAACTGGAACTATTAATATTAATTAGTTAAATGCTTATTTTAATAAAGCATCCCAGGTAGAAAGAGAAATCGCTAATAAAGTATTAAATGAAAAATTTGCTGGACAAAAAACTATTGATTATAATTAGTTTAAAAAAGCTGTTTAGGATGAATTAATTGGAAGTTATACTAGAGTTCCTTAGACTAAATATGCCGATTATGGAATGAGTGGAATTGGATTTGACGGCGATATAAAAGTTCCAAATAATTTTTCTGGATATATGGAAGTATTGGATTATAAATTTCCAGGTAGATTTTAGAGAAAAAGTTCTGTTGAATTTTTAGATACTGAAACAGGGTTATCAGTTACTCCATATAATTTTCATGATTATGATAATAGTGTAATAGCAAAATTATAGAAAGATAGAGTTACAAGAAATACATTTACTTTTGAATCTCCTAGGATTCCTGTTGGAAATAGTAAACATTATGATGCTACTACATTGGGACATTCTAGAACATATACTACTCCAGATGATCCTAATACTCTACATGTAATGGAAAGTCAGAGTGATTGGGGACAAGCGAAATTACCAAATTACGCTGGAAGAAACTATCTTACTGTTGAAGAGGGGGCTACTCATTTTTTAAATAAAATGAAAAGATTGTTTGGAAATAAATATCCAGAAGATACAGAACAATATATAAATCTTTATACTGAAGGGGGACAAGACGCAGCAGCTAGAGGAAAATATTCTAAAGAATTTATTAAAGGCCTCGTACATAAATGGAAATATTTAGAGAGCCAGGAAAATCCACAGGCTATTATAAGACTTACAAAGATGAAAGATGCTGAAAATGCTACACAAAGAAAATATTTACACGATAATTATTTACAAAGACAGCTTCAAGAAAATCTTAGATATGCTGCTGAGAATGGTTAGACTAAAATGCGTTATCCTACTTCTGAAACTGCTGCCAAAATTGAGGGATATCCTAAACTGTGTCGAATGAACGATGTTGGTAGAGCTAGAGTAGAAGAAATAAAGGCATTAGAAAGAATGCATCATCAAAGATTTCCAGGTGATTATGAGTCTGATAAATGGCGCGAAATACAAAATATGAAAGAAGAAATAAGTCATAATGATAAATATTTTGATTTTGGTTATGCTCCAGCGTATAGAACTATCCTTAAAAAATATGAGGACTTTCCAAAACTATTTTAGAAATTATATAAAGGACAGGATGTTAGAACAGTTACTGATGCTAAAGGAAATACTTGGTATGAAGTAGATGTTCCTAAAGGGTACTTAAATAGCGAGTGGCAATTTAAATCTGGAGGAGTTATGAAACATAATCCAATATCTATAAAATATAGTAATAAAATTAAATAATAAATATATGAAACAGTTGTTATTAAATAATAAATCTAATAATTTTTAGACTGTTCCGAAGATTCCAAAGCCTCAATCTATGCCCAAAACTTAGGTCTATTTAGGTCTAGGGGGAAACTATAATTTAGAAAACGGCGGATATTCTAATGCTAATTTTTATATGCATCCTACTATATCTCATCAATTTGATAAAGGTTGGGGATTATCAGTATCTCCTGGAACTTTTGTGCATAACTCAGTAAAATATCCTGGAGGACATTTCCGCCTTACGGGATTTCTTCCAGAGCACTCAGTTACAGTATCAAAGTCTTTTTAGGAGGGTGGACAGTTCAGAAGTATATTAAACAAGGTGTATAAATCTAATGCTAATTTTGCTAAAAGACTTAGAGATCCGTATAGAAAATTTATCCCAGATTGGGCAACAGATGCTATAGCTACTCATAAAATGAGTGTAGGTACTGACGAGAATGGTTAGTCGTATATTTATCCAGAAGTTCAAGAGATAAATGGAAAGCTCGCTGATTTTACTAGACCTCCATATAATAGGTGGGCAGGAATGATTAGTGCTGAAGAACATGGTGATACTATACATGTTCCTACTGTAAAAGATGGAGTAGAATTCACAGAGAATTATAAAAAGTATTTTCCAAACTTTCAAACAGGAGGAGAAATAGAATCATATAAATATGATCATGGAGGACCTTTCCGTATTCCTAGTACTTTTAGTCCTAGTAAGACTAAAGAATGGATTAAATATTGGTATTCAAATAGAAGCCCATAGATATAGAAAAATATAAAAGAGGCTCGATCTACACAGGCTTAGTGGAATAAGTAGATGAATACTATTAATACTTACAAATGGTATCAATCTCCAAAATATTTGCCTCAAAAAATTAAATCTAAGGCTAGTAAAAACGATTTTGATGATAGACGGATAAATGGAATGACACTCCCTGATTATAAAACAATATATTTTAATAATCCAACATATCCTGGAAGTTCTATATAGGTACATGAAGGAACTCATTCATAGGAACCTAAAATCTAGAAGGCCATTATTCCTAGACATATAAAATTAAAATCTGGATAGTATAAAGATAGTTATTACGATGATCCAGATGAAATTAATTCTAGAGTAATGGAATTTAGGTATATAAATAAATTAAATCCTAAAAGAAGATATTCAATAGAAGAAATAAGGAAAATGAAAGATGAAGGAGATGGAGGAACATCGTGGCCAGGAGGAAAACGGCCTTTAGATATTTTAAATAGATATGATGATTCTACCTTGTTATATCTAATAAATGGTTTAGCTTATAACAATAATTATAAAGATCCAGATATACAATATACAAAACAGCCCGATCCTCTTTCTGCTAAGAAAGGATCTAAGATTGCCAAGCATTCTTGGTCTGCCAATTTTGGACATACAGTAGATGGGAATCCTAATTTAGATAATATGAAGAATGATTATGTAACTAAAAAGAAAAAGAAACATGCCTGATTAGAGTGCTTATACGAACACTATATTTAAATCAGAATCTGATTTTGTGAATACTATGAGATCTTTATACTCATAGGAATTAGCCAAACGAGGAATTAGTACTGAATTTACAGATTATTTAGTAGCTTAGGATGGATTTGAATCTGGATGGGGAACATCACCTCTTTCTAAAAGAAATAATTTCGGAGGAATAACCAATGGAGGTTTACAGAATGGCTTTTAGAAATTTAAATCCCCACGAGATTATGTAGAGTATAAAGTAAAGTTATTATCATCAAAAAGATATGCTGGAGTATTTGATTCTCCAAGTACTTTTATAGATAGGGTAATACAAGGCGGGTATACTCCTGATCATGGCTATAAAGAGAATGTGTTAGGATGCCTTAATAGAATAAGACGTAGGGAGGGGACATATAGTCCCCAATAGTCTTTTGATATAAGTAATATTCTAGGAGCAGTACCTGGATACACTCCAACTACGTCATATCAAGCTTAGTCTGTTTCTACGTCAGTTTCAAATCCTAATTTTAATCTAGAAAAAGCCCTTCAAAAACTAAGACGTTCTGCGCATTATGAATCTACTTCACAATGTGCTACCTATGTTAGACAGGCTTTAGAAGAAGGATTTGGAAAGGCTTTAAGTGGACATCCAGGAGTTGCCAAAGATTATAGACAATATCTTCCAACTATAGGATTTTAGGAATTCGATTATTCCCCAAATATGAAATTTAAAGCTGGAGATATTATAGTATACGCCAATCCTAAAAGCACAAGAGCTGCTGGACATATTGCAATGTATGATGGCAAATAGTGGATTTCGGATTTTAAATAGAAATCTCCATTAGTTTATAGAAATGTAACTAATGCAAAAATTTTTAGATATAGTGGAAATGCTGCCGAACAACCAGCTTCAAGACAGTTGGTGTATAAATCCAGAGTTGCTGAAAAGGCAATACTTGATTTATAGGAGCATATTAATAAACTATTTAATCGACAGAATAATGGAAGATTTGGAACAAACCCCGTTTAATGTAAAAGATAGATTTGAATATTCTGGATTATAGGCCAAACCTAAACAACAAGAACCTATTTCTAAGGCTTCTAATGAAAAGGCTTTTGGATTAGTAGATGCTTAGAGTATTTTATAGAAATATATACAGCAACAACAAAAGCCTGCTTATACTCCAGATCCAGATGTGGTTATTGGAGATCCAAAAGCTTTGCAAGATTTAGCAAAGAAATATTTGCCAAACTGGGATCGAATTTCAAATTATAAAAAAGACGCCCTTTTAGGAATGCTGAATGCCGAAGGAGAAGCATTCTTTTTGGGAGATTAGGAGATGACTGAAGCCCTCAAAAAGGGAGATGATAATATGTTTCTATATAGATTAATGCAGGGAGATACTGCAGATAGAGTCAGATTTGGACTATATTATTTGTATAATGATAAAAAATTATTAAATGAAATTATTTAAACATCAATACGGAGGATTTTTAAAAGAGGCTCCAGAATCAAGTGCTTGGGCTAATATATAGATAGAAAAACTTCCGAACTCTATGGGAGGAGATACTATTCAACGATATAGAGTTAGTCAATTACTGCCTAGAGGTGGAAAGCGTACTATAAGTAATGGAATTGGCGATTATAAATCTATTATAGATCGTATAGATCGTTGGAAACAGCAGTATGGAGGAGGATATAACTCTGTAAATATAGGAGGAGATGTGGATGCCGAAGATATGAATTATGAAGATTAGTACACTGCTCCTGAGGAATATCAATTTGGTGGAAACCTCTATCTTTCTGATGGCTCTATGGCAGAGATAGATGAAGCTTCATCAAAGCCTACTTATATCCAGACTCCAATGTCTGACGATTACTATATAGAAACTTATAGATATATGAATCCAGAAACTGGAGCATATGAATATTTTAGAAATTATAAAAAAGGAGAACTTCCTACAGAAAAGTCTAAGCGTTCTACTAAGAATCCCGTAAATGAGGATAAATATAGGTAGTAGACAAGAGAGTTTATATAGAGATTGCTTAAGGCAAATCCATTAAAATGGAAACGTACTCCAGGAGGATATAGTAATTATTAATAATATGAAATATATAGTTAAACGAGGGGATAGTTTGAGTAAAATAGCTAAAGCTTACGAGCTTCCTACAGAAAAGGTAATTCGTGCTAATTCTCAAATAACTAATCCAAATTTAATAGAGGTAGGAGATCAAATAAATATTCCTATTTAGGAAAAGTCTAAACCTAAAGCTAAGTTGGTTCCTAACCCTAAAGCTAACTAGACCTCTAAATCTAAAACAGATAAAAAGCCTCCAGTCTCTTTTCCTCTTGGAGGTCCTGAAGGGATGTGGATGCTTAATTCGCCTGTTGGAACTAAAGCGCGCGATGAAGAAATGCAGATTCTAGATAATACTGCAAAAACTCTTGGAGGATTTATTGGAGGGGCCGCATTATCTCAAGCACTTCCAGTCGTGGCTGGACCACTGTTTGCAGGAGCGGCTATAAACAATTTAGCAGGAGAGGATGGAATAAAGAAGACCGTTAAATTAGCTAAAGAAGGTAAAACAGATGAGGCTGTTTGGAGTGGTATGGGAGATTTAGGAAATCTAGCTATGCTAGCTCCAGTGGCAGCTAATGCTTCCAGATTTATTAAAAATGCTAAGAATATTGCTAGACCTTCATATACAGAAATTCCGGCAGGACAAGCTGCTAATATGAAGGGAGCTAGATCTCAATATGTTGCAACAGATCCAGCACCAGAATTTGCACAACGAGCTGCTAAAAGAAGTCCGCAGTAGACTACCGAAAGGGGCGATGAAGTTACCTTTACTAGATATGATTATTATCCAAGAGAAGTCCAATCCCAAGGAACTAGATCTTATAATTATACATAGGGTCCAAAAGTAAAATAGGGAGCAGGACATAAAGCAGGCAAGTCATCAGGAAATTAGATGTATTAGTATGGAATAGCTAATGGAGGAGGAGTTGGAGCTCAACAGACTGTTATGGGACCTCGTGGATATTCAGAACAATTTAAAATGTAGAGAATGTTGCCTACATCAGTAATTATTCCATTTAGTCCAGAATCATCTCCAGTAGTGCCTCCAGAAGTTTATAATAGAGCACAGTTAGAACGTAGAGAAACTATGAGTGACTATATTAGAGCTATGCGACTGAAACCTGGAGATACTTTTAGATGGAATAATCGAACTATAAAGTACATTCCTGGAAAGATAAGTTACGATCCTAGATCGCTTGGAACCACTAGAGTTATAACAGATAGAACTCTCGTAAATCCCGGCACTAGAGCTATAGGAACCATATCTTCAGATACTGCATATATTCCAACTAGGAAAGTAGTTAGGCCAACAGCTAGATATAACGCCAGACCAGATACAGCTATTACTGTTATTCCTGTAGTAACTGGATAGTTAAATGGGGCTCTGCCAGTAAGTACTGGAGGCAAGGACATTGTTGTTCCTGGAGGAAGTACTCTTGATCAATAATATGAAGAAATTTATATCAGAATTAAAATCGATATTTGTATCTACTAAAGGAAGCCTCAGTAGTAAAAGAATATGCGGAGTATTTGGTTGGCTAGTATGTTTAATAGTTACAATTTATTGTACATATAAAGGTACTCAAGCTCCTCTTATTACCGATAGTATTATACTAGCTACTGTAGCTTTACTTGGTGTAGATAGTATTACAGGCATTTGGAAAAAGCCAAACGATTCAGATAAAGATAGATAAGGCTAAACTAACAGGCCATTAATTTTTAGATAAAAAATATTGCTGTTATATATAAATAGGGAACCTATATAAGCGTAGGTTCCCTATTTTTGTATATAGGTGATTTTTATTAAAAATTTATCTAAATGAAAAATGGCGACTATTTTGTAGTCGCCATTTCTTTTTTAAAACTATGTTCTATCAGAATCAATACTGATTCTATTTAATTCATCTTTCCAATTTAAATACCACTGGTCATCCCAATATTTCTTTTTGACCATGTATTTATCCATTTTATCCGCTAGTTTAGCTATTAAATTAGCTAGCTTCTTACATAACCATTTATTCATATAACATATTTATAGTTTTGTTGCCTCGCCAGGATTCGAACCCGGACCTGCGCCCTCAGAAGGCTCCGAGATTTAGAGTCTCGTGTGCTACCATTACACTACAAGGCAGAAAGTACCTCCCGCAACCCCTTACGGGAGGCTAATTATGAATAAAAATTCTTAGTTAAAACAACGAAGTTTTCAAATTATTTATATACTCAGTTGCAGCAGCTTTAAGTGCTAAAGTAAATAGTTGTTCGAACTCTTTACCCTCTGCAGCTGAACTTTTTTCATATTCTTTATTCCACTCATTAACGCTTTTTCCAGAAGCCTCTTCAATGATTTCACAGGCTCTTAGAAAAACCTCCGAAGGGATTTTATCTAGAAATTCTTTAAATTTCTTTTTAGCATCTATCTCTTTTGTAGTTACAGTAATTGTAAAACTATTTGAAGAAGGTCTTGAAAATTCCATTGTATAGTTCTCTTCATCTCCTTCGCAAGACACAGATTCGAAATCTGAATCTTGAGCTGTTTGTGCAGTTATTAATAACTGACTTACTAAATCCTCGTTAAATATATCCATGATCATTAATTTTTATTACACTACAAATATAGTCAGGCTAATAAGATTTTCCAAGTTAATAAATGTTAAATTATAATTTCTTTGGAATTATCGCCATTCAACTTCTTTTTAATTTCGGCAAGTTCTTTTAATAATATATCTCTATCTCTTTTTAAAGATTCTATGTCTTCTGTATTTTGCTGTATTTGTTCCTCATGTTTAGTAAGGACGAAAACAATAGCTTGTTCTAATTTATTTAAATGATAAAATTTCTCAGTAATAGCTAAGCCAGTTATAGGATCTTTCTTTCCAGTTTTTATTACCTGCACATATTCTTTATCTTGTAAAGATTTATCACATTTTCTAATTGTTGATTCTGGCATATTTATTAGTTTAGCTAACTGTGTATTTGGAATAGATATCTTTCCTTCCTCATTATCTTTATACATATATTGTTGAGAAGCCACTAAATAAGCCTTCTCAGTAAAACTTAAATCCTCTTTATCTAAGAAAGCGTAGGAAAAAGGTTCA